GGCGCCCGTGGACGTGTCGATGAACTCGATTGCGTTGAGATCGCCGTCGTAAACGAAGGCGGTTCCGGCGGCCAAAGGCATGCCGATAGACGCGGTCGGGGCCGTTCCATCATCCCGCCATCTCACCGTATTTGTCTCGCAGACGATGATGGCGATGGTCGGCTGCTGCTTGCTGCCGCCCTTGTCCCGCGTGGGAATGCTCGGCAGCGGGCTCGCCGCCGTAATATCGGTGTCCTGGCCATAACCAAGGCAACTCGTGACGCCTTTGATGTTGATGCTCATGGTCTCGTTTCCCTATCAGTGGGTCATGGTCAGCGCGTAAGTGCTGCTGTTGAGGTAGAAGCTCCCGACCGTCTGTCCGCCGGAGACAGCCGAGGCATTGTCTGCGTAGAGGTGGAAGAGAGACAGGGTGATCGCGAGCGGGCTCTTGTCCTGCGGCTTGTCGAAGTTATTCGGCCCCCAGACGCGGGTTGTCGCGGAATAGACGTCGCTGACCGTATCGCCCGTGTTCACCGATTCATTGCCGGACCCGGTAAGGATGGATAGTGTCACGCTGAGCGCACGCTGGCAGGCTTCGATCTTGAAGCCATTGCAAATCAACTCATTGAACGAGCCCATAATGCCATATGAATGAGCTGTGTTGTTGGCGCCCATCGCGGTGCCGCCGACAATGTTCAGGCTCGTGTTGTTGCCGTTTAAATTGAGGAAGCCGTAAGTCCCCGAACCCTTGTGAGAGGCCCACGAAAGCGCGTTGGGGGACGTGATGTTGATGTCTCGCGTCGGCGTATTGCCAGAGACATAGATCATGTCCTCCGTCGCTTCGGAGAAGGTCTGCGGGGCAATCGTAATCGTCTCGCGCTCAGAGCCGGAGGTCGTTATCCGGATCGCGTTGCCTTGAAGCGTCGTGTCCTGGCTATTGAGGCAATACCAATCATTGGCGGAGCCGACTTCAAGGCTGATATTGCCGGTGCCGGTCGCGTTGATCCCGTAACGGACATTGTCCATCGCGTTGTTCGATGCGTATTTCATCGAGACGCAATTGCCGGTCGCGGAGGTCAGCCAGCCATTGAGATAGCCAAAGCAGAGATTGTCTTGCCAATAGACGCCGTCCGAGCGGTCAATCTTGAGGACGGTTCCGTTCGCGCGAGTATAGGCCCGACAACCGCCTTCGGTCGCCGCTGTCCAGATGCCGAAGGTGAAATCGTTCCCGCTGAAATGGAGCGTTTCGTCATTATAGGCGACGTAGAAGGTCTCGTTGATCGCGTAGACCGAATTATCGACAAACCAGCAATGACCAAGGCCTCCAGCGGCGTTGTTCATGTTGCAATAATTGTAGGAATTATAGACAACCGTGTTGGTGACGAAAACGAACTGAATCGCGCCGTTCGTGAAGTCGAAATCCAGCGTCCACGGATAGGCGGTCGGAGTGGCGCTATCCGTCTGTCCAGGATAATAGATGCCGAAGCCATCGAGCGTGACACCACGACGAATTTTGAACAGGCTGTTCGTCGTCCCGGTGACGTAAAAAATGGCGCCTTTGGTCGGCGGAGCGCTCTCGCCATCGAGAACCATTTCGCCTTGGAGGGTGACATTTTCCAAGGTGATCGCGCCAAGATCGGTGTTGATATTGATGATGCGCGATGGGAGATTGAGCGCCATTCCCGTGGCGCCGCAGAATGAAACAGCCGCTACTAGCTTCGCATGGTCATTCGCGCCCGCGAAATCATCCAGATTGACCGATTGCTGAAGTTTCTTGCCGACTGTTCCAGCCAAATAGGATGAACTGTAGAGATAGCCAATCAGGCCGGCCCCCGAAGAGCCGGCCAGCGACAGCGCAAAGGCAGATGAAAGTGCGCCGGGGATGTCATCATAGGTTCGGATTGACGTTCCGGTCGATGATTTGACCTCGAACTTGTAATCCTGCCCCGTGACAAGCCAGACTTCAGCCGAAGGGCGTCCGGCGCTGTCCAACTGCACATAAACGCCATTGGAAACGTTGCCCGAGCTATTCGTATAGGTCTCGACCGCCGTAGTTGATCCGGCTTCGTAGCTATAGAGGCGCCCACCGGCCAGAATCCTGCCGCTATTGTCGAAGAACTGCCATCCAGCGCCCCCGAGAAGAGAAAAAGAGACATCGACCATGGCTATTGTCCCATTGCAGGCGCTATCGCAGCGGGTGCGGGTGAACTAGGTGGCGGCATCAACGCCCCGGCAGCGGGGACCGCATCGGGCAAGTGCAGATTGAGCGCCGCATCGACGGTGCCGGCGGCGATCTCATGCATGGTTTCGATGTCGGCTTCAGGCGCAACCGCAGCAATTCGGCGTGTCTCGGCATCGAATTCCTTGATCTTCAGCTCTTGCGCCTCGAACGATTGATCCATGTTGCTAAGCATGCCGTGCATCTGCTGGACCATCTGAGTAAGTTGCTGGTTCTGCTGCTTGAGTTGCGCGACTTCCGGCGTGTCTTCACTATCGCCAATGATCTGCGGGGGGATCGTGCGCCTGATGCGATCTGCGATCTCCTGAGCGTAGGCCACATCCATCGACTTGACCGCTAGATCGCCGAATATCTGCCACCCCTGCGGCCACGCTTGGAGGGCATTGCTCATCCATTCCGCGCCCTCTTGACGCTTGGTCATGTAGCTGGGGCCAGTCGTGACCATCACGTCATAGGTACCGACTGTGGGATTGTAGATTTTCTCGATGACGGCGTTTGTCTGGGGATCGCGAATGGTCTTGACCGCCTCATCCTGCTGCGGATTGATCTTCGCCATCTTGACGTCGCCATCGAGGCCGATGGTCCGCGCTATGCGATGTGTGTCATAGATCTTTGGAATGAGATCGACGCACTGCCGGGTGATATGACGAATGGCCCGAGCCAGATTATCGACATAATGATATGTGCCCACGTCCGATTGCTTCTCGCGGGCGAGAATGGCCTTGCCAGACACCTCGTTGGACTGATTGCCAAGGCTCGCGTCATATTGGCCAGTGGAGGACTTGATATCGTCCGATGCGCCCATCTTGGCCTGAAGAATGCCATTCTGCGGAGCGGGTGGTTGCGCACGTTGCGGGAGCGGAGCTAGATTGCCAAGGCCATCGGTTACGTCTGCATTGACCTCAAGATAAGGCCAATTCTGGACGTTGGCGGTTTTCCACTTGTCCTCGTAGCCCTCGAACTGGCCGGAATACCCAATGAAGGGAGCCTTGGGCGCCAAGGCCAGCATCTCCGCTTCTTGGCTCACCCAATAATTGTACATGCGCTGGGCGTCCTTGGCGTTTCTCACCAAGCCGCTGATCCAGATACGTCCTTCGATTTCAAACTCGTTGCCGATCACTCGGACAACGGGAATCCATTTTCCGGGCCATTGCGTCTTTTCGAGGATTTCATAGCCATTGGTCTTGCACCACATGACCGTCTTGCGCTGGGCCTTGCGCGAGCGCTTGGGCTGCCCGAATTGCTTCATGAGCAACTTGTTTTTGGGATCACTGCTAAATGCCGACGTCCCATCGGGATATTCGTTCAACGTGTCCGGCGTGTATTCGTTGTAGAAATACTCGGCGATCCGAACCGTCTCTTCCTCGATCCAGTCCGACAGGCTCTCATCGCCCACACCGGAACTGAGCAGCGTTGAGACGGGCTGAGCATCGGGAAATGAGCGCTTATACTCCTCGTGGCTCATGTCCTGCGTGACGAAGCACCACTCAGCATCGGCCCCGCAAGGATCTTGGATCGTCGGGTCCATGTAGACCGAGAAGGCATTGCGGATGCGCCCGATCTTGATGTCCTGATCGAACGAATCCTCGCTGCAATAATCGGTCAGAACACGGATATAGCCTTCGCCATAGATGACCTGATTTTCGCAGGCCGTGTCATAGGCAACATCGGCATCCGAGATATATTCGATGTGCCGGATCATGCCCTCGAAGATTTCAGCGACCTCGATATCCGCATCATCGTCAACGGGTATCACCTTACCCGAAGGGCGGTTCTGGCGCTGTTCATTGGTGACCTGCTTCACGTGCTGGGGAAGCTTGTTGATCGTCAGGCAGGGGCGCGCATTGATCGTCTGGCCTTGGACTGAGCCACGCGTTGAAAGCACGTCATTGGGCCACTGCCATTGATTGGAGGGCGAGCCAGCATAGAATTTGAGATCATCAAGCTCATCCTGGCGCGTGTCGTCCATTCCGGCCTGGGCAATGCGCAGGCGGTCGCGCATCGTGCTGAGCAAGTCTCCGGACGCATCCATGAGTTCGGAGACGTCGCTCACATGCCCATCCAGCTCTGCGGGCTCGGATTGACCATCGGGCGACGGATGATGTCAGTCGGGACGCGGTTACGGGGATTGCGGCGCACGCTCTCGCAGGCATAGCGAAGCGCGTCGATGCAGTGATTGTGCTTGTCCTCCAGGATCGGGAGGAGCTGGTCCGTCAGCTCCTCCCGCTTGTAGCTGTAGAGCGTCAGTTCATCGATCAGATGCGTGCAGCGCGGGTGGACGATAATGTCATAGCTTTGCAGCCACTCGACGCCGTCCTCAAGTGATCGTCCACCCTTCACAGCCGGCATGATCTTGGGGAAGCCGTTCTTGCGCATGTGGCTGATCGTTTCAGGTCGCGCGGAGTCGGCGACGATAGGCCAGCGCTCGCTATCGGGAACGGTCATGAACAGGCTGGGGATGTCGATGATGTCGCATCCCACCATGTGCGCCTCGTAATCTACGTAGAGCTTGCGACCGATGATGTGGGACCGGACAAGAACGGTCGGATCGGATGCGAAGCCCCAATCGGCCCCGAAGCGGTGGGTCGCATCGGCGGGAGCATCGAACTCTTCGACAATCCAGTTCTTGAACACGCGAGCTTCGGAGTTGGTGAGATATCCACCTTCCCAGACGTGCCGGTATTTCTCCGGATCGCGCGCCTTGTCATATTCCATTTCGTCTTTGAGAACGTCGGGAAACCACGGATTATCGGGATAATTGACCGCAATAACGATGGCGTCGGGCGGAGGATTCTCACCGCACAGCAGCGCATCGATCGGGTCCGTGGGAGCTTTTGGGTTCCATGTGAACCACAGCTCGGAACCAGGCCTGCGAATGGTCGGGCGCAGCAGGTCAAGGCTGCGCTGGCTGAGCGTCTGCGCTTCTTCAACCCACGCGCAATCGAAACCTTCAAGCGATTTGATGCTATCCGCGTTGTGCGACTGCATGCCCTGAAAAATGATTAAGCCGGTGCCGAAGCGGGATTTGATCAGGGCATCCTGAATGTCGAAATAGCGCTCGACGCCCATGTCATAAATCTTGTTCTCAAGCAGCTTCTTGGCCGAATGCTTGAGATCCTTCTGCACCTCGCGAATGCAGACGGTGGACCGATGCGGGTCCATGATATGCGCTTCGATGACAGCTTCTGCGCGCTCATGGGATTTGCCAGAGCCGCGACCGCCCTTGATGCCTTTGTAGCGAGCGGGATTGAGCAGAGGGAGCGCCCAGCGAGGCGTGTCGATGGTTAGCTCAGACATAGATCGCCCTTAAAGAACGAGCGCGCTTCATCCCGCATGTCGTCCGGGATCGAGGAAATGAGCGCGGACATTTCGCGCAGGGAAGCGGCTCCACGACAACTAACTAACTTTTGCCAAGCGCCCGCTTTGGCTAAGCAGCCAGTCTCTGCGCCGCCACCAAAGGCGCTAAGCGATGAACGATCAGAATAGATGACGATCTGAAAGCGCCCACATGTCGAGACGCGCTTATCCATGATCAACCACCTTGCGAGTGATGGCGTTCACGAAGTCCTGCATTGCCTCGCCAGCTTCGATTTCCTTGGGCAGGATAGAGGCCACAACCTTCAGGTAGTCGGCGGGCTTATCCTCGCGAACCTGTTGGATCACCTCCTCTCCATGAGTATGGAAATCGGCTTGGAGCTTTTTCAGGAAATCTTCGCCCAGCTTGTGGCGCGAACCCTTGGGGCGGCCATGGGGGTTGCGGACCTCGCCGGGCTTAATCCGCGTGTCCGTTTTCTCGCCATTTGTTAATGGGGTCGCCCCGCTCATGGGGGCAATCAATTAGCGCATGAAAAGCACTTGGGGGACGGGTTATTTAATCAGGAACGTCGAGTTTAATCGGGCATTTCCCCCAACGCCGATCATGATCATGTTCTTTATGGCGCTTCCACCAATTAAGGCATTCTGGCGGCAAAAAAGAAAGATCGTTATGCTGCGCTTCAAGTACCGTTAAAACGGCGCAGGCTGTCCTTGCTGCAAGATCGCGCTCCTGTTCGTCTCGACTATCATAACACGGCATCGATCACCGCCATTCCCTTCAAGTCCCGCATGATCCTGCGAGCATTGCGATAGTCGTATAATCCGCAGCGCCTTGCAAGGCTGGCGAGGGTGACATGCTCCCCACGCGCAAGGGCGGCACGGATTTCATCTCGCACCTGTTGTCTCCGATGTGTCAAAACGCCTGCTGGCCTTCCTCGGCTCATGATAGCTTTCCTGTATTGATGAGCCAGATCAATGAGTTAGCAGCATTTGGTCGATTGCGCGCCATTATCTCAAGCTCCTTTACTGCTTTGGTGATGAGGGGTCATGACCTTGATTTCTCGTAGAAATTGGCAGATACTGCCTCCAAGCTGCTGTCGTGGCAGACATAGTTCAGCGCGCCAGTTCCGGCGGGTTCATCCCACTCCGGCGTCGCCCGCATCTGGTTCATCACGAGCTTGCAGCAATCCTCCAAGCTGTGATTGCTGGGACGCTTGAAGTCGATTGTGATGCGAACGCGCTCTTCGCGGCTCATCCCGCCCTCCTCTGGAATATGGTGTTCATGGTTTTGATTTCTTTGCTGCTTCCGAGGCTTCAGAAAGTCTCCGGTCGAGCCATTCAAGCTGGTCTGGCGTCGAACAATCATTGCTCGTCCATGTATTTACCCGGCTGCTCGAATAGATGCGGATCACTGCGATCTGACGATCATCGTCATCCTTTGTCTCAGCCCATGCGGCGTCCCGAAGCTGGCGCGCTGCCTCGAACAGGAACTCGCTTGCCTTGCGCATATCGTCAGGAGACATGCCGTCATCGATCCAGAGGCCTGGCCTCCAATCGGCCGCGCGAGAGATGTTCACATAGCAGCAGAGCGGCGGTTCGCGTTCAGCGCGTTTCGCCATAAAATCGATAACGTCGCTCATGCTGCTATCCCTTCAGTCTTGGCTTTCAGTGACTTAGCCAGAAATCTCTCGTAGCGATCGGCAATGCGCATCTGGCGCTCGTCGGACATTGATGGCCATCTGGCGAGGGTGGCCAGTACAGCCATTGGCCGCAGCGATGCGAATCCCATGCCGATGCCGGTCACGAATAATGCTCGCGCTTGAAATCGTCGGCGATCTTCGCAAGCTCTTCAGGTGTGGGCTGGCGCAGCTCGCGGGGTGGTCGTTTGTCGCCGGCAAAGGCGGATGTCATCCCAAAATCGGCGAGGATCTTCTTCGCTTCCTCCGGCGTGCAGTAGCTGTTCACGTTGTCTGCGGTGAGGCGCTTGGCGGATTGGTTCGCGTGCTGCGCAAGAACAGTGTTCAACCGCTCGCGATACCAGCGTTCGTTACGCCAGCTTTCGATCTTGGCGGCAAAAATGGCTGGGATGATCTTCGATGGATGGTCCGCGACTTTGCGAGCATAGGCACAGCGGTCAGCTAGCTCACAGATCGGGATCGACTTGATCTCATCGTAGGCCACCACCAACCATTCGTGGCGGTCCGTGTCGCTCATCCCAGCTATCGCTACCAGGCGAAGGCAGCGCAATAATTCCTCCGCCGCCTCTTCCCGCGTCGGACGGCGAAGCTTGGCCTGAAGGTCCGCGATCTCCCTCTCTAGCAGCGATGGTTGCGAGGAATTGTCGCCCAACCCCTGCGAGTCCGCCAGATTGCGGCGCTGTCCCGTTGTTTCTTCCCAACTGTCCATTTCCGAATTTCCTCGAATTGATCGTCCAGGTTTTCCAAGAGGCGTCCCAACTCTTCGACGCGGTGCCCTTGGCCTCGTGGTGAGCGCAAAAATGCTCGACCTGAATTTCAAGCTCGCCCGGTGGCCATCCATCGACGATGGCTCGGCATTGCGTGCCCAGCGCAAAGATTGGCGGCGTCCAGCCTTCCCGAAT